CAATGCGAGCCAAACTTTGCGGTAGTCAGAGCAAACGCTCTGTCTCAAAACGAAACACGCATTCAGACCTTCGGCTCTGCGCTCAAGGGAACGAACCACCGTGACGGAAACTGTAACACTTGGTATGTTATGGAGATGGCTGAGAAGCGTGCGATGAGCCGTGCTGTGTTAAAACTTACAGGGTTCTACGAACTCGGAGTGTTCGGTGAAGATGAAAGCGAAGACTTCAAGAAAAGCGGTGCATCATGGCAGAAATAAAAGACTACGATAAAATCATCGCAAGGCTGAATGACGACAATGAGTACTACGGAGAGTACGGCTCAAAGTTTCTTCACAACAGCGACATCAGTACACTCATCAATAACCCGATGATGTACGGAGAAAAGCGAGAAGATACATTGCCGATGCTTATTGGCAGAACCTTCCACGAGATGCTTTTGTTCAACAACCACAACCAACCATACATCGATGCTTCGACACGCAATACGAAGATTTACAAGTCTGAGTTGGAAGAGTACGATGAGCAGATGGTTCTACTGAAGAAGGAGTACGAGCAAGTAGCAGACCTCAAGAGAAAAGCTGTAGAGCATCCTGTAGTGGCTAATGTACTGAAAGACCAAAGTATCAAGAAAGAGGTACCTAACGTAGGATATCTCACGGATGATATGATTACTTGGGCGTGTAAGGCAGATATCTTAACCGATACACACGTGTATGATATCAAGACCACCTCATCGCTCGCAGGGTTCAGACATAGCGCTAAGAACTATAACTACGACAGCCAAGCATACATATACTCTACGATGTTTCAAAAAGACATGCGGTTCTTGGTCGTAGAGAAAGGAACAGGGTGCATAGGTTTGTTCGACACGAGTGCGGAAGCGTATTGGAGCGGTCGCGAAAAGGTCTTACAAGCCGAAGAAATGTACAAGAAATATTTCCTATACAAGTCCGACAAGGTAGAACACCACTACGCTTATGGAGAAATATGAGAGAGAGTTGATACGCTCAGAGATACTGGGTTTAATCATCGCACTAATAATTGTAATCAATTTAATTTAAATATATGTCATCATTGATTAAAGCGTCTATCAAGGCGTCTGAGCTAAAGAAAATCCCCGCAGATAAGCTCATTAAAGGGGAAAAGGACACGTACATTCCTGTTACTATTTCTGTAGACGATGAGTCTCGCTATGGTCAAAACGTATCAATCTACGTTGAGCAAAGCAAGGAAGAACGAGATGCGAAAACACCTCGTCAATACATCGCCAACGGTTCGGTAATTTGGACTGACGGAAAGATTGTCAAGGGTCAAAGAGAAGACCAAAACGGTGGAGGCTTTGCCTCAGCACCTGCCGCCCCAAAAGTGGACGGACTTGACGACTTACCATTTTAATTCATGCCCCGAAACCAAACGGGAGTAGGGGCATAATTTTACCACAATGAAAACAATAGTACTACACAAAATCGCTGAGGCAATCGCTGACTACTACGAGATATCCAAGAAGGACTTGTTTGAGAACACAAGACGTAGAACGATAGTCGACAAGAGAGCGATATTTCATTTCCTATCCAACAAGTACACCGAGTACAGCTTGAGTGAGATAGGAGCCTTTTCTGAAGAGTTCGGTAGACCGGCATACAATCACGCTACCGTAATCCACAACATTAAGAAGTCTAAGAACCTCATGCGGGTCGACAAGAAGTTTTCTGTTGACTTATTACATCTTGATGCTTACATTGTCAAGAACGTTATTGCAGACCGCAAGAAGGAGCAGCTACTAAACAGGCACATACAGCTTATGCTTGAGAGGTGGTTCGAGGAAAACAACCTTGAGTATCTTGATTGCTTGGCTCGTATAGCCAAGATTCTGCACAGCGAACAAGATTTAGACGTAATTAATAATTGGATAGATAAGTATGAAGGGGTTCATCAAACTACACCGACAGATAATTGATTGGGAGTGGTATCAAGACGTGAATACTAAATCAGTATTCATACACATCTTACTGAATGCCTGTTACGATGAATGCCGATTCATGGGAAGACCTGTAACAAGAGGTCAATACATCACATCTCTTTCCAGACTTTCACGTGACCTCAACATCAGTGTGAGACAGGTACGCACGGCTCTTAATAGATTAGAAAAAACCGGAGAAATCGACACGCAAACGTCAAACAAAGCTACACTCGTAACTATCTGTAACTATGATAGTTACCAAGTTGAAGAGAAGAAAAGCAAAAAGAAATCGACAAGCAAGCGACAAGCGGTCGACAAGCAACCGACAGACATAAGTAAGAAAGAAATAAAGATAGAAGATAAGAATAGTATTTTCTATCAAGAGGCTCGAGGTTCTGAGATATGGGTATCTCAAGTGGGTATGCAATACCACACGACCAAGAGTAAAATACACAGTGCGTTAGAGAGGTTTACAAATCACCTTGCAATCACGAATGATTATAAACATTCATACAAGGATTTTACCACGCATTTTGTAAATTGGTTGAAGTACAACATCGAAGACGTGAGTACAACAACTGGCGACGTACAATGGAAATGGCGTGGTCAAGCAATGAAAACAGGGACGATTGAGGAATATGAACGAGACAGAGCGGTCTTTGATAAAGAAGGCTTTGACTTTAAACGCTTGAAATAATGGACTTGAATGGATTCGAGATTGATGAGTTCAATATCTACAACATAGACACAAAGGCAAAGGTATCAACCTGCCCAAAGTGTAGCCACACAAGAAAAAAGAAAACACAAAAATGCGTGATGCTTGATTGGGACAGAGGTCTCGGTTCGTGTCAGCATTGCGGCGAGGTTATACAACTTCACACTTACAAGAAGGGTAGCGCATCAGCTTTGTATGAAAAGCCAAAGGCATTAGACTACAAGCCTCTATCAAGTGGTGTGGTGAAATACTTCTCTGACAGAGGCATATCACAAGAAACACTACGTAGCTTTAAAATTACAGACGGAAAAGAGTTCATGCCTCAAGAAGGTAAGGAGATGGGCGTGATTCTGTTCAACTACTTCGTTCACGGAGAACTTACCAACGTAAAGTATCGTGATGCCAAGAAGAACTTTAAGATGTATAAGGGCGCTCAGAAGACCTTCTACAACATAGACTCTATATTCAAGACCGACACCTGTGTCATTGTTGAGGGTGAGGTAGATGCACTATCCTTTCACGAAGCAGGAGTTACCAATGTGGTGTCTGTACCCAACGGGTTCAACTTAAAGGGTCAAATCAACCTTGATTACTTGACTGAGTTCTACCGATTCTTTGAAGATAAAGACAGGATATACCTCGCTGTAGATAACGACGAGGCTGGAAAGAAAGGAGAGGCAGAGTTTATTCGTAGGTTTGGTTCTGATAAGATATGGCTTGTTGATTTTAAGGACTGTAAAGATGCGAACGAGTACTTAATTAAGTACGGAAAGGATGAGTTGAATAAGGTATTACAATCGGCTCAGCCGTGTCCAATTGAGAACGTGCGTAGAGTTTCTGACATGGAAGGGGAACTTGACAGCTTCTACAAGAACGGAGTCGAGAATGGTTACAAGATTGGTCTTTCAGATTTTGATGGGATATTCAGTACCTACACCAAGCAATTCATAGTTGTTACGGGGTTCCCCTCAAGCGGTAAGTCAGACTTCGTAGACCAAATGACCGTAGGATATAATATGATGTATGGTTGGAAGACAGCCTACGCCTCAGTAGAAAACTTCCCACAATACCTACACGTAGACAAACTCATACGTAAGTACTACGGAAGTCAAGTCAAGTACGAAGACACAAAGAAGAAGTCATTCAAAGACTGCATGCGACACGTAAACAACAACTTTTTTTTCATGGACTTTGAGAAGGGGTTTGATTTGGACACTGTGTTGCGCAAGGGAGAGGAGTTGGTAAAGAGAATGGGTATACGAGTTCTTGTAATAGACCCGTACAACAAGGTCAAAGACAAAGAGAACATCAACCTTGGTATCAACGACTACACCAACGCATACCTCAACAAGATTGATAACTTCTGCAAGAAGAACGATGTGTTGGTTCTATTGATTGCTCACCCGAACAAACCGCAGAACGACAAGGGTAAGTTACTCGAGCCTACGTTTTATGATGTAAAAGGTGGTGGTGAGTTCTACGACATGTCCCCACACGGTATACTCGTGCATCGTGATTACGATGAAGGAACGGTCAAGATAAAAGTGTTGAAGGTAAAGTTCTCAAACCTCGGAGAGAACCAAGCTCACGTCAACTTCTACTACAACGTCAATAACGGTAGGTATACTCGCATAGAAGCCGGTCAGCCTAAATGGGACAATGACAATTGGCTTGAAGAAACCAATCCTTACGAACAAACCAAGATGTTAGACATTGAATTCGCTAAACTAAACGACGCATTCTAATGAGTTTGATAAGAAATCCAAGAGAGGTGGTCAGAGCTATTGACTTTACAGGTGTTCAAAATGGTAACATACACCCAACAGATATCGATTGTGTTCTGGAGTTCGATAACGACATCCTCATACTTATGGAGGTGAAGAAGTGGGGCAACAAGATTCCTACAGGTCAGAGGCTTCTACTCGAAAGGCTGTGTGATAGTTGGCATACAGAAAGAAGTATCGTACTCAAGGTTGAGTACATTGATGACATGATAGGAAAATACACCATCAACCTACACCAATGCAAAGTAACCGAGTTCTACACCAAGAACAAATGGTATTTAGATGATAAACAAACACCGCTTGTGTATTTTATAAACAAGCTTGGAAAAAAATGGAACAATGAAAGATGCAAGTTTACCGTACATGACAATATCTGAGGCATGCTCAGTTTGCTTCAAGAAGAACATAAAGATATACAGAGTGCCCATC